AGTCTGGTACTAACGTAACAGTAGCCGCAGGTGGAACAACTGGTTTCAGTGCCGCTAGCGTACTAGACTTAGTTCGTTTAGTTAAGCAGAACTTCAAAGTTGCTCGTATGCCTGGAACACCGGTTATCGTTTTAGATAGCAACGGTGATGCAGAAGGTTCAGTTGCAGGTCAAACAGGTTCTAGTTTGAATCGTTTACTTGCTGAACTAACAGGTGGCGCAGTAAGTCAATCAGGCGGCAGTAACCTATCTGCTCTTGGTAATGAGTTACTAACAACAGGTCGTATCGAATCAGTATATGGCTGTATGATTATGTTCACAACATTCTTAACAACTGCTAGTCGTACATTCTTAGGTTCTGGTCCTTTCTCAGTATTGGTCGGCGGTTATATGGGCGATAGCGCAATCTTTACAGTAATGAAAGAAGGCTTGCAACTTAAAACTGGTGAAATCCCAGGTGGCTTGCAAATTTGGTTAACCGGAGTTGGATATTTTGGATCTGGCGTTGGTGACTTGCGTAGAGGCGGAGCTATTAATATTCAGCAGTAAATCGAATATGATTGAGGATTTAAACATCCTCATTCAATGTCTAAAGGAAATAATATAATATGTCGGTACCATATCAACGAATATCAAATGCAACAGTAGAGGACATACAGTTCTACGATCCGGCAGCGGAACGCAGAGCTAGTGCTTTACAAGTTGATTGGGCTCCCTACTTTAAGGTTGCTTCACAAGAGTGGCTGTATAAGTTGGAGTTCGGCTGGTGGCAGAAATACTGCGATACAGTGTTGGGTGCTTACTATTATGCTAATCTGCCTAATGGACAATTGATTTCTAGTTTTAACCCTAGTCTATTAATTAAAAACGATCAAACATTAATTCGTTTAGATACATTTGGAGCTATCTTAGTTTTTTACGAAAGCTTAGTAACTGATGTATCTAATATGAATGAAGTAGATATGCAAAATTACGATTTTGCAAAAATGCGATGCGAGACTGAATGGACAAAGGCGTTGCAGTTGATGAATTTCTATGATTTATATATGGATAATCCTCAAGGACCAACAACAAAATTGGAAGAGAATTGGACGGCTGACGTGGATTATTTCAATGGGGATAGGAGATATTTCTAATGGCGGCGGTAATACTAAATGCACCAACAGTCAATACTCAACAGATTATTGAAGTGTTGCAACGAGACATTCCAAGAGCTTGGAGTGTTCCGATTTATGACGATTTTCCCAGCAATGATGAGAAAGTTCGTTATGGCATTTATGTTAGTGATGTACATACAAATAGTAGAAATCCACATCAGCTTGGCATACAATATTGTGGCGCAATATATCACGCATTTGATGTATTTGACGTAACATATATTAGTTACCAAGATGACCCATATAACCTAGATGTTAATGCTATTATTGCAAATTTGGTTATAGCATTGAAAGACGACGGACAACAATTGATGGAAGGCTATTTCGAAAGAAATTTCGATCAAGTCAGAACATATGGGCCTACACAAGCAGAGAAGCACGTTTGGACATTCGAATTAACACGCTTAGAATTTAATACATAACGCCAACATACAAGGAGACTATAATGGCAAGAATTACAGTAAACACAACAGGTACTCAACCAACACTATTGGTAAGTACTGACCTCATTAGCAACACTGCTAACTGGGGCAACATAGCAAACACTCTATCAGTAACTTGCTTACAGGATGTAACAATCACTAACTCTACTGGAGTTTATTCTTATACAGATTTCTGCAACACAGATATGAATAAGCTTACAACACCAGCAGATAATGAGATTTCTGTAAATATGGTTATCGACAGCACAGTGTTCTTTGGCAATAGCGGTGCTACTGCTAACAGCGCAACATACTACGGTGTATCACAGTTAAGTATCGACAAAGTTCCATTACAATTTAAACTTGTAATGAACGGTGGCAATAGTACTGCGAATGCATATTACTATGCTGGTCAAGGTTTCATCAGCCAACTTGCACCAACTGCAAGTCCTGATGCGCCTGTTTGGATCACGCCAATGACTTTGGCTGTAAATGGTTCAATGAACACAGACCAAAACCCTTAATCTCACTCGGGATGGGAAGATTAGGGAATACTATAAACGTATTCCCTTTTTTATTGAAAGAAACAAATGACGCAAGAACAAGTATGGTATAAAACCAAAGAAGAAAAACTACGTAGCTTAATTGCTGACGAAGCAAAGATGATGCCTATGCTAGACAATATGATGGCAACAATCAAACAACTAAAAGCAAAACAAGCGTTTAGATTAGCTCTACTAAATCAACTATTAGAAGAACTAAACGAAAACGAATAAATACATTACAATAATTTAAAGGCAATAACAAATGAAACTCTCACAGCTTACAGCAAAACCCCAACTAATAGACGTTCACATTGATGACGAAGATACAATAAAAGAATTTGGTGAGCCAATACAATTCTGGACTTGGGATCGTCAGCCTATGGACGTGTTTATGAAACTAGCAAATGCAACAGGTAATGATACCGTTGGAATCATCAATATTGTAAAAACATTGATACTTGACGAAAAAGGTAAAGAGATATTAAAAGATGACGCAATGTTACCTACGCACGTATTAATGAAAGCGATTGCAAAGGTGACAGAACTATTGGGAAAGTAACACAAGACAGTATTGATCCTAACTCTGAAAAGATGGCTCTGATACTGACGATTGATGGACTAGGTAAGCGTTATGGAATGTTACCTAGCGAAGTATTAGAAAGAAGTAATACGTTTGATTTATATATAATGGATGCGGCAATGACGTTTGATAATTATCATCATAAGAAAGCACTCAATAATGGTAGAGAACCAATACCAGATTTTACAACAGACGAATTACAACAATTGTTAGATAAAAGCAAGGAACAATAATGTCTGTTAAACTTACAGTTAATAAAATGGCAAGCAGTTTGCAAAATATACAAAAAAAGCTTAATAACTTACCTAAAGAAGCATACCAAGAATTTGTTAAAATAACACCTATAGCAAAAAAGAATGGTGGTAACGCTAAACGTAATACCAAATTAAAGGGTAAAACAATTGAAGCAAATTACAACTATGCTAAGGTATTAAATAAAGGCCGTCATATGACCTCTAGAGGTATGCGCGGTAGCGACCAAGCTCCAGATGGAATGTCTAAGCCAACAGAAACGTTTATTAAAAAACGTATAAATGAAATATTAAAAGGGAAATGAGATGGCAGATTTAACGTATTCCGCAACCTTAGATGATAAGATAAGTCCGGCCCTTAATAAGATTGAAAATAATGTAAGTAAGGTAATATCATCATTTAATTCATTTAGGACAGTATTGGGCGCATTAGCGGTTGGTTCAATGATTACGCAAGTAATGCAATTTGGTGATGCAGTTTCAGATACAGCCGACGCATTTGGAGCAACAACGGCTGAAGTATTAGCATTAACAGCGGCATTAGGTGCTGCCGGCGGCAAAGGTGATAACGCTGTAAAAATATTTCAAGGTGTTGCAAATTCAATTGATGATTTAAATCAAGGTAATGTAAAAACTCTGCAAACTTTTGAACAGCTTGGGTTTTCTCTGTCCGAATTAGGTAGGATGAGTGAATCTGAAATTCGCAATAAGTTAATTACACAACTTGCTGAAATGAAAGATAAAACTGAAGCATCTGCTTTAGCAATGAAAATATTTGGTAAGGCTGCAGTTGGTGTTGATTTTGCAAAGCTTGCAGATGAGATTAAAAATAGTAAAGAAGAAAGTCAAAAATATGCCGGAGCAATAAAAGACGCCGGCGATGCAATGGATTCACTTGAAAAAATAACTAAGCAAATGAAATTAGCATTTGCTGAGGCATTTAATCCATTATTTCAATTAATTAAAAATATTAAAGTAGATACAGATAGTTTAACAACTACATTTAAAGCTTTAGGAGTTGCAGTGCTTTCAATTGCAACTGCTGTTGTAGCAGTTAGAATAGCTACAATTGCGGCTACTACTGCTATGGCGGCATTTAATGTAGTTTCAAGTGCCAACCCTTGGGCTCTTGGAGCCAAAGTAATTATTGCTGGATTGACCGCAGCCGGACTTATAACTGCGGCAAACACTGCTGAACAAACAAAAAACAATAGCGAAACTGAAAAGAATGCAGATTTAGTAGTTAAAAATGTTGTACAAACTACTGAACTTACTAATAAAATAAAACAACAACGTGAAGAATTAATGAAGATTGGTAAAGAATATCAATCAAATACTTCTGCATTAAAATCACAATATGATTTGTTATTAAGTACCCAACGTGTTTCATCCATTGACTATCAGCAAAATAAGGCAATGAATGAACTTCAACTTAAATTTACAAGTGATTTAAGAGCAGCCAAAGAACAATTTAATAAACTTGATAGTGATTCACAAAAACGCCAACAACAAGCGTACCTTGATAATGTAAGAGTGATTAATGAACAATATGATATTCAACGTGATATTACTGCCGCTCGTATAATTGATGAGGATTTAATAAGAACACAAACTAAAAGTCAATTAGAAATTTCAAATATTGCTGTTGATTCATTAAAAACAATGGCAAAGATGCGATCGGATGCTGATGGTTTAGTTCAAACAACAAAAGAAAGAGTAATGCAAGAGGCTGCGCTTAAAACATTTGTTGAATCAATTAGTATTTTACAGGAAAATATTAATAATAGTGCTCGCCTATCAACTGATGAAAAGAAGAAATATTTAGACCAAGTTTCAAAAATTAAAACTATTGAAGATGCAATTGCACTTTCGGAAGATTTACAATTTAAAACAATGGCAAATATGACTATGCAAATTTATAAACAGAATAGTGCCTTTGTCCAACAAGCAGAATTAACAAATAAATTAGCAGATAATGCACGTTTATTTTCAACAGGTTGGGCCCAAGCATTTAATCAATATGCTGAAAATGGAACTAATGCGGCTCGTATTGCAGGCGATATGTTTAATGCAGTAACAACAAATATGAATAGTGCTATCGATAATTTTGTTACAAGCGGTAAGTTTAAGTTTGGTGATTTTGCTCGTAGCATTATACAAGATTTAATAAAAATACAATTAAAAGCACAAGCAACAAAAATATTAAGTGGTGCGAGTGCCTTTTTAGGTTCATTATTTGGTGGTTTCTTTGCAGAAGGTGGTCAACCACCAATCAATAAGCCAAGTATCGTTGGTGAAAAAGGCCCTGAGTTATTTGTTCCAAAGACAGCAGGAACTATTATACCTAATGGTGGTTCAATGGGTGCTAATGGTGGAAATGCTCCTGCAGGCAACACATACATTACAAATAACATTACTGCAATGGATGCAAAATCAGTTGCACAATTGTTTGCAGAAAATCGTAAAGCACTATTTGGAACAGTAGAGCTTGCAAGAAAAGAAGTATCATACGGAGTAAGATAAGAAATGGCCGGATTACAAACAATCATTAACAAGTGCAATGGTCTATCAATAGATCGCCGCAAAGTTGTTGGTATACAATTTACACGAAACGAAATACCACGTGTAAGTCAAACACCAACTAAAAATCCTTGGAAGTTTTCATTAGATATGCCAACAAGTTTAAAATATTATGAATGGCGTGATTTAATGGAAGCATTGGACACGTTAGATCGTATTACTCCTGAAGTGATTACATTTAGTAATGTTCCTCAAATAAGTTGGATATATCGTTATCAAGGCGCAATGTCGCAAGCACAACTAAACACAATCACTGTAACAAGTTTTATTGGTGACCAATTGGTGTTGAACGTTAGTGGTATTACTGCCGCAAGTACAGCAGTAATATTTAAACCTAACGATTTAATACAGATTGGCAGTGCGGGAGTTCACCCGTACCCATTCACTAGTACTACGCAAATAACACGTGGCACTGGATCAACAATTACAGTCACAACTAGCAGACCAAATATACTTACAGGAACATTAACTGGTTTAGGTATTATTGTTGGTAACAGTTGCCAGTTTAATATGTTCTGTCCTAATATGCCTACATACAAACTTATAGTTGGCGGTCAAGCAATGAGTGGATCTACTGTGGTAAATAATGCATTACTAGAATGGTCTGATACTTTTCAGTTCTATGAATTTGTAGGAGATGCTTAATGGAAAATATTTCAGCAGTTGCAAATAACAAACCATTAGTTAATAACGCAGAGTTTGTAAGATTAACAATATACGATACTATTTTTCCTACAAATGCAAATGCAATAGTTGCAAATACATCATACGAAATTAAAGTTAGTGGCAATACAAATTGGACAAGTATTGGTGCACCAAGTAATGTTGTTGGCACTGTATTTTTAGCTAATGGTCCCACTACTGGTAGTGGCACAGCTTATGAAGTTGAAGTTCATACATTTAGCAGTGCATATCAGTTCGAAACAATCAACAATCAAGTTTATACGCCACTAGGTGGCTTAATGGCAGTAGGACAACAACAGCGTGATATGCGTATAACATCTGCCGATACCAGTGTATCGATAAGTGGCATTGATGGCAATAATATACAAGATGCTTTAGGTACTAAAATACGTGGAAGTAAATTAGAAATTACTAGAGGATTTTATGGCGGTGATGGCAACGTTGCTAACAACTATCTATTAACTAGCACTGCACAACGTTTTACTGGCATTGTAACTAACTATGCTATTACAGAAGATAGAGAAGAAAATGACGACAACTTTACTGTTACGTTAAATGCAAGCTCATACAAAAGTGTATTAGAAAATCGCATATCTGGTAGAAAAACTAATCCAGTTAGCTGGAAAGAATACGATCCTAATGATACAAGTATGGACCAAATATATTCGTTAGCAGACCAGTGGTTTGATTTTGGTGGCAAGCCATTAGCAGGTGCCACAACAACAAGTCAAGCTGGTTCAACAGCGTCAGTTGCACAAACAACAGATGCATACGTACAGGAGCAACCATAATGGGATTTAGTTGGAAAAAAGTTCTTGGCTTTGCGGCTGTAATTACTGGCGCATTTTTAACATTTGGCGGTTCACTGGCAGCCGCAGGTGCTTGGTTAACAAGCGGCAGTATTGGCGCTATGGTAGCAAGAACAGTATTGACTATTGGTATAAGCAAGTTAGTAGCAAATAGAGCTGGAACAAAAGCGGCAGGCGGTGATGCGCCAAGTGCTCGTTTTCAATTGCGACCTACAACTACAAATAAAATTCCATTAGTTTATGGTACGGGTTTTTACGGCAGTGTGATGACTGATGCTATCATTAGCACAGATAACAAAACAATGTGGTACGTAATGGCTTGTGCAGAAGCTACTGATACAGGTACAATTAGTTTTGGCGATATGTATTTGGACAATCGCTTGATTACATTTGATGGTGTGGACCAAACAAAAGTTATTAGCTTAACTAATAACGCAAACCCTCCACAAGTAGATACTAATATTGCCGGCAATATGTATATCTATAAGTTTAATGACGGCTCTAGTAGTGGAGTTAACACTGCACAAACAGCTATACAGATTTTACAAGATAGTGCCATACCATTTGATAGACAATGGACTAGCACTGATACAATGACTGATACTGCATTTGTTATTATAAAATTAATTTATAATACAGATAAGCAAGTTGTTGGATTAGGAGAAGTAAAAACACAAATAATTAATACAGTCAATAGACCTGGTGATGTTTTGCTTGACTATATGCAGAACACAAGATATGGCTGTTCTATTCCACTAACTCAAATTGATACAGCTAGTTTAACTGCACTAAATGCATACAGTGATGAATTGATTACATATACACCTGATGGCGGCGGTAGTGCTACGCAAGCAAGATATCGCATAAACGGTCCTATTGATTTAAGCACAAACTGTTTAAGTAATTTACAAGGTCTTGCAGATGCTTGTGATAGTTGGATTCAATACAGTGAATTAGCTGGCAAATGGAAAGTTGTTATCAACAAACCATACACAGGCACGTTAAGTAGTTTGTATAGTGTTGATAGCAGTGTGTTGATTGGTGGCATTGATATAACTCCTATAGATTTAAATCAAACATTTAATAGTGTTGAAGTACAATTTCCTAGTAGTGTTATAAAAGACCAAACAGTTGTAAGAGTAGTGGATATGATCGATCCTACTACTGCTTGGTATGAGCCAGCATTGTTAAGTCCTAATGAACCAAACAATCGACTGACTATTCAATATCAAGTTGTTAACAACTATGTGCAAGCAGTTTATTTGGGTGTTCGTAGATTATTGCAAAGCCGTGAAGATTTAGTTATTAACTGCAATTTAGATTACAGTGGTATACAAATCGAAGCGGGCGATGTTGTGCGTGTTACGTTAGCAGAATATGGTTGGACTGATAAACTATTCCGTGTAAGTACTGTATCTGAAATTAAAAAAGAAGATGGCAATTTAGGTGCAAGTATAACTGCGTTTGAATACAATGGTACAATTTATAATGACCAAGCAATACAAGATTACGTACCAGAAGATAATACTGGATTAGATGACCCTAATGTTTTCGACATACCATCAACTCCAGTCATCACAACAAACACATTAGCTAATAGTGGTGCTGTTACAAGTTTTACAGTTAGCAGTAATGTTCCTACTATTGGCACAACATTGTATATGGATTTTAACTATGGTACTACAAACAATGTTGCCGCACACAAATCTTATACAAGTACGCAAACTTCTGACGGCACACCATATACAAATGGACAAACAGTAAGTATTGATATCAATGATTTACCTATAGGAAACTATTATTTTAGTACGACTGCACGCAACGATTTAGCAGGTAGAGTAAGTTTAAGTAGTTCATTGTTTAACTGGGGTGCTAACTTACAATCTAATAGTGTTACTTATACTAATATGACTCCAGCTGGATTAGGTGGATTAGGAGGAGTAAGATTTACTGTTCCAAATCGTATTGCAAATACAGTTACTCCTCCAGTTAACGTAACAAGCACAACAACAAGAAATATACCTGTTTATATTATTGGTAATACAGTTGCATCTACTAACTGGTATCCATATTATCAGGGGACTAGTACTTTAAGTTCTGGCAATGATGGCAATAATTATTATACTGCAAGTAGTACTAGTTCTTTTTACCCAGCGGATGCAAGTCAGATTGTATTATTAGATGGAGACGATCATTGGTATAAAATAATGTTTAAAAACTTTGGTGCTAATAGTGTTTCTACATCGGATCAGTTAAACTTTTATTCTGCATTTCAATTATTAAGCGATACTAATAATACAGTTATTCAATTCGTTCCAGCAGTATCATTTAGTGGTAGTTCATTTGATGGTGCATTGACTGAAAATATGGGCACTATTACATTACAAGCTAACTTACCACAATTGATTACATTTAATACAAGTGTCTATGGAACTGCTACATTAGATGAAGGTTCAATCTATATTAGAAATATAACAGCTGGAGCTAATTTAATTATTCCATATGGCCAACTTAACTTTACAAAAAGCAAGATCATTCCGTGATCTAAAAACAATAAATAGAATATAAGGAAACAATAAAATGAGTTTACTATTAAACGGCGCAAAGACGATTACAATCGCTGGCACAGAGATGCAATGTATAGAGATATACACAGGAGAAGCATACACATTCCCATTTACATTTACAGATAGTGTTGGCAATGCTATAAATTGTACAAGTTGGACATTAGGAACAAGTGCAAAGTTTTATGTTGCTGATACCATTGCATATGAAAGTCCAACTGCATCAGAAATAACTATTGGCAATCTTACATTAAACAATCCTCAACCAAGCACTGGTGTAGGAACATACAGTGCTAATTTAACTGCTGTTTTTACAACTGCCGCAAGTGGTATAGGGTATCTTTATATTCCTGCTAACTTAACCGGCGGTACTGGTAGTCCAAATGCTACACCAACAATAAGTTTAGCTAATAGTTCGGCAAATACTAATATTGTAGTTGTTACTATGAGTGTAACTAGAACAGATGCGTTAAGTTCAAAGAGTGATATAAGTAAAGAACCAATAGGTATCATTGTAAGGTATCAATAATGTCTGATATAAATTTAGATTTTAGTGTTAGTAATAACAACATAACGTTTACTGTTCAGCCAAACGATATTACTATTACACCAACTGATATACAATTATCCTTTTTTGGTGGTGGTTTAGGTGTGCCTGGAGGCTCAACTGGACAATTACAATATAATAACGGTGGCTTATTGGGTGGAGTTCCTAATACATCATTCAATGGCGCAAATCTTTCATTAGGAAATATTAGCAATATTAAAATATCTGGTGGTTCTAACAACTTTGCATTAATTACTGATGGTACTGGCAATCTTTCTTGGGGTTCAGTCGCAAACGCTAACACTGCTAATTACGCAAACTACTCAAACTATGCAGGCAATGCGTTTTCAGTGGCCGCGGCAAATGTAGTAGGCACTATTGCAAATGCTAACTATGCCGCATATGCGGGCAATGTTACTATTGCCTATCAACCTAACATTACATCATTAGGAAATTTAACAGGTCTTATAGTTAGTAATGTCTCTGGAATAGTTGATATGTCTAATACTGCAAATATTACGTTCGGCAATGTTAACAACGTGCATATTACTGGTGGTACTAATGGTTATGTTTTACAAACCGATGGAGTAGGCAATCTATCGTGGACAGCACAAACAGGCGGCAATGCCGGCAATGGCGTTCCTGGCGGCGCAAATACACAAATACAATATAATGATAGTGGTAGTTTTGGTGGTAACAGCGGTTTTACTTTTAATGAAGTATCAGGTAATGTTGCAATACCCGGCAACTTATCTGTAACAGGCAATATAAATATTGGAGCATTAACTCAATTAACAGTTTTAGGAACTACTACTTTACAACAAGTACGAGAAAAAGTTACAGTTCTAAATACTGGTTCAACTGGAGTTATAAATTTTGATTTATTAAATCAAGCAATAATATTTCAAACCGCTAATGCAACCGCTAATTTTGAATTAAATTTTAGAGGCAACAGCACTACAACATTAGATACAGTTATGAGTAGCAATCAAAGTATGACTTGCACATATATTAATAAAGATGGTGCGATACCGTATTATTTGACTGGCGTAAAAATAGACGGCAACGCAATAACTCCATTGTATTATAACAATTCTGCACCTAGTATTGGAACTGTTAATGGTAGAAATTATTATACTTTTAATATTATAAAAACTGCTGGCAATGCTTTTACTATTTTAGCTATTACAGGAAATATTGTATAATGCCAATATTAAGTTCTTTAGGCGCATTGGAATTTCCTAGAACCACCACTATATCAACTCCATTCCCAACAGGAAATGGATTTATATCTTTAACTCAACCAGCAACAGGCAACATACAATTATTTTCTCAATATAATGGGTGCAGTGTTGGCGCTGATAGTTCCGGATATATGTATACTACTGGCACAGTGCCAGGTACTGGATTTCCAATAGCCAGTCCTCCTGATGCTTATATGATAATATTAAATAATAATGGCGGTGCTTCGGCTGATGGAGTTGCATTTACTGGTTTATGTTTTGGTGCTGCCGTAACTACTAATAATAAAGTTTATTTTGCAGGTAGAAAACAATTTGCAGTTGGATCAACTACTAACTATTCTGGCGTAGTTCAAAATACTTCTGGTGGCGGCACAAGCTCACGCTATAACGGGCCAGTGCAAATTGGACAAACACAACCATTTGGAACATTTAACACAGATTTTTCTGGCAATGTTTTTTACACATATACAAATTTAAATGTATGTTTCGGATATTGTCCAACTACTACTAAACGAGTATCTATGACTTTTGGGGGCGGGTCATCTGCAAAAAGCGTATCAATGAGCAATGACGCTAATGGCAATAATTATCTTATGGCTTATGGAAATGCTAACCAATCAATAAATTATATTACAAAATGGAATTCTTCTAATGTAAAACAATGGACTATTGCTATCAACACTATAACTTTATCGATGGTATCTGATATCAATTATGTATATGTTACAACAAATGATGGCGCAATTATTCAGCTAAATGCATCTAACGGATCAATAGTTAGGCAATTTTACATTAATGGCGTCGTTTCAAATCGTTATTTGAGTATGGGCGATAATGGATATCTTTATGTTACTGGCTATGCCACCGGCATAGCAAGTTTTGATAGTTCAGGTAATATATTATGGGCTAATGGTATGGCGTTTTATGGAGATCCATCTGGCGGCGGTGGTACTGACCTTGGGATAACTCAAAAAAACGGATACGTATATGTAACATCTACCGCAAGTTATAATGGAAGATCGGCAATATTTAATTACAAAGTTCCAGATGATGGTAGTATTCCTGCGCCAGGCGGTTGGTGGCTAGGCACTAAAGGATTCGTTACATATAATTTGGTAGCGACTACTAAAACTTCATCGAGTTATACATCTACTACTGCTACTATTACAAATTCATCTACTACTGCAATATTGTCTACTGATACGTTAGGAAGTCCAGTAGGTGGTGGCAACACTACGGGTGCGCCAATTTAAGCATAAATACATTATCACACACACGAATAGTTGCGAGTCAGCGACTATTCGTTAAGATGCGAGACAGCAGAGGAAAACAAATGGCAAAATTCACACAAGCCACACTTAATCAAGTGGCAGGTTTTGACGCACAAGTATTAGCGCAAAATCTTATATATAATCAAAAAGACTTTTGGAACTTTGAATGGAGTACAGTTACAAGTTATACTAGTGGCTGGCAAACTGGTACAACTCCAGTAGATTTAACTGGTGCTACTATTAATGCACAGATTGTTCGTAGAGCAATAGTAGATTACCAAGATAGTAGAACTGGCATAGATTTTAAAATCTATGATTACCCATTAGTTCCTCTCATCACTACTATTACAGCAGCCGAAACTACAAATGATACATTTACTTGCACTACAACTGCTGATTTATTTGTCGATCAACCAGTTCAGTTTGTAGGCAGTGTATTTGGCGGTGTTGCAATCAATACAACATACTATGTAAAAACAATCATTACTGAAACTACGTTTACAATCAGTGCTACACAAGGTGGTGGTATCTTTAACTTAACTACTGCAAGTGGCACAATGCGTATGAATCGTGTAGCTCCTACTCCAATTGTATTACCAATAACTAATATAGTTAATGCGGCAGGTACTTTTACACTAACTGTTGATGATGATACTTGGGACTTGATAGCAGGTGATCCAGATTTAGATATATCTGCCGCAGAGCCAGCTTGTTTCACAGGTAGAATAAAGATTAGTTTCCCAGCAGTTGGCACACAACCAGCATATGACCAAGCAGTATTCTTATTGTTCTTGGTAAATTCAGATGGGGTAATCAACTACTAATATGGCTAATCAAGTAATCGTAACAAACACAGGCAACGTACAAGTTGCATTAACTCCACCAGCTAATGTGCAAGTGCAGATTAGTCGTGCGGCAATTGGAACAGTAAGCAATGTTCCTACAGCTAACTTTGCAAACTTTGCAGGTAATGTAACTGCAAGCAATCAACCTAACATTACAAGTTTAGGTACACTAGGTAACTTAGTTGTATCTGGTCAGATAACTACACAAGATTTAGTTGTAACTGGAAACTTTCAAGTTGGTAATCTAGTTGCTAATAGTGCAAACTTTGCAAACTTTGCTGGAGAAGCTTTTAACGTTAACGTATCTAATGTTGCTGGAATAGGTAATATTGCTACTGTTAATTTAGATGGTAATATTGCCAACGTTCTTCGTGGCGATGGATCTTTTAGCGGCGAAGCGGCCAATCTTAACGCAAACTACGCTAACTTTGCTGGTCAAGTAGTAGATGCCACACAATCAAATATTACAGCAGTGGGAACATTAAGTTCATTGAGTGTTAGTGGAAATATTAGCACACCTACATTATTCAGTCAAGGTATGGTTGTACAGGGTTATGACTTTGTTCAAATGCAATATAGCAATGGTGTTGCGCTACCTGTTACACCATATGATATAGGCACGGGTAGTTGGTTCTACTTAGATGCCGGTGGTGCAGTATGGCAATCAAACACAACAGGTACATTACAAACAGTTGTTTTAGACAACAATGGCAATGTAAGTGCTACTGGTAATATTATAGGCGGTAATGCTAATTTAGGCAATCTTGTTACTGCTAATTATTTTAGTGGAGATGGCAGTTTATTAAGTAATATTAGTCTCAATAATATTAGTAATGGAACAAGCAACGTTTCTATTCCTGTTGCAAATAGTAACGTTCAAGTATATGCTAACAATCAAAATTGGACATTTACTGACGTAGGTAATTTACTACTAGCTGGTGGCAATGGTGTAATTCAAAGCATTGCTAATAGTAGTTTAGATCCAATTAATCCAAATGTTAGCACAATGGTGTTAACACCCGATCAAGGCAATAGTTCACAAGCATTAGTATTAGATCCAACTACACCAGGACATATTCATTTACGTGCGCCAGGATCAAACATCGATCAACCACAGGCAAATGTATATTTAGGTGGCGAAATATCTAGTTTTGAAGTGGGCGTATTTAATGGCGCAGTTCCTAACTTGTTTATACATAGTAATAATAATACTTGGATGTTCGATATTACTGGTAACTTAACATTGCCTGGCAATAGTTTCGCAGTTAATTATGCAAATGGAACACAAGTACCATTAGACGGTCCTGTAGCGAATGCTAACTATGCAAACTTTGCTGGAACAGCATATAGTGTAGATGGCGCAAACGTAAGTGGTACAGTAGCCAATGCAAATTATAGTGCATATGCCGGAGAAGCAAATACTGCCAATCTTGCAACATATGCTACGACTGCAAATAGCGTAGCAGGCGCTAATGTAAGTGGTGAAGTAGCAAATGCTAACTATTCTACATATAGTGGTACAGCTGGTACTGCAAACAGTGTAGCAGTGGGTAACGTATCTGGTATAGGCAACATTGCAACTATCAACTTAGATGGTTCTAGTTCAAACGTATTATTTGGTAATGGCGTATTTGCTCCTGAATCTACAAGTATAGCAAACGCTAACTATGCTAACTTTGCCGGACAAGTAGTTGATGCTACACAGAGCAATATTACACAACTTGGCAATCTTGTTGATTTAAGAATTAGTAATGCTAACATTCATTTAGGTAGTAATGCTGGCTTAACAACACAAAGCGCAAACAGTGTTGCAATTGGTACTAACGCAGGTCAGACAAATCAGGGTAATGGTATTACAAATGCACGTGCAGTTGCGATTGGCTTTAATACGGCTAACTTAAATCAGGGTGATAGTGCTGTTGCTGTTGGGCGCGGTTCTGGACAAAATACACAAGGCAATAGCGCAGTTGCTATTGGTTGGAGTGCGGCTGGTAATAATCAAAGTGCTAATGCAGTCGCCATTGGTACAGTTGCAGGTAATACATTCCAAGGATTAAATTCAATTGCAATTGGTATGAATGCAGGTCGTATTACTCAAGGTAGCAACAGCATTGCTATTGGTATGAGTGCAGGTTATACAAGTCAAGCAAATAACAGTATTATCTTAAATGCTAGTGGTGCTAATTTAGATTTTACAACAGCAAACAGTTTTGTAGTTAAACCAGTTCGTAATGTATTAACTGGAAACGTAATGTTTTATGATAACACTACTGGTGAAATCAGTTATGATGTTCTTGGTAATGCGTCAGTTGGTAACGCTAATTTTGCCAACTTTGCAGGTAATGTTACTGTATCAAGTCAACCAAACATAACAACACTTGGTAATTTGTTATATTTAAATGTTGCAAATGGTACTAATGTTACTAGTACTGTTATGAATTTTGCACCAGATAGTATTGGATTTAATACTAGTATTGGTAGTAATGTTGCATATAATTTAGTAACACAATATGGTCCTAATGCAAGTGCAAATGTACCAAAGAATATTGTTATTAGAAGCCGTGGTAACGTTAGTACGCCACTAACAACAGTTACGAGTGATAGAATTGTACAAAATGGTTATTACGCATACAATGGTACAAGTAATACGGCCGTTGTATCAGAAACTATAACTATTGCAAATCTTAACAGTAATAGCAATGCCGCATACAGTGGTGGTAATTGGAGCGTAACTACAGGTAATCCATATGGTGATTGGGGTAATGCAAATTCATCAAGTGCATTCCATCAACTATCATTAGATCAATTTGGTACAATAACAGTTCAGCAAGGTAGTGCCCCAGCAGGTTCTGGCGTTAATACACAACTTAATCTAATAAGCTATGGTGGAACAAATGGTAACACTAATGCAGTAGCGCCTGGTATGTTTATGCGTAGAGCACGTGGCAATCGTGATGCTAACGTAACAGTTGAACCAAACGATCAAATAGGTCGTGTTGTATTTCAAGGTTATAATGGATCTATATTCCAAACAAATCGTGTAGGTATGTTGCGTGGTGTTGTTGATAGCACTTATGTTGGTGGCAATACTAATATTCCAATTGGTTTACAATTAATTACTTGCGATAATGCAACATCTTATACTACTGATTTTTATGCAAATGGTGTAATCAATTTTGGTGGCAATATAACAAGTGCAAATGTAACTGGAAATGTTACTAGTGGTAATTTATTAGCAGTTGGCAATGTTATAGCTGATAAAATATTTTCAAACTCATACATACAAGCAAACTCATATGTGCAAGCAGTTAATATTAATGCTAACGCTAATTTAACTGTTGGTAATGGAGCAGTTAGCTCTATTATATACAATACTGGTGATAAAACTACAAACAGTTTTACAACTTTAAATGATACTCAATTTAAAGTTACAATGGATGGTGTAAATCCAACAACTGGATTCAGTCCGTTCTTTTTCAGTGTTTTTGATAGCGCATATACACAAGTGCCACCAAGCTATATGTACAGAGCAAGAGGTTCTGTTGCTAGTCCATCGGCTGTAGCAAGTAGTGATGAAGTTTATAACACTAGTTATTTGGTATATGCTGATAGTGGAAACACATACTATCAGGTATTCAATCAAAAGGTTGTAATAACAGGTAATGATGGAGTTGGTAATGTAACTGGTAATATGAACTTTACTACATTTAATACTGGTAGTAATATTAACTTATCAGCAAGTAACACTTATGCTAATAACTTTACTGCTAATAACGTATCAGTTAATAGTGGTGGCTTTATGAAGCTTGCAAGTTATACTGCGGCGGCATTAACAGCAATAACTGGTCAAATAGGTTGGATGGCATCAGTAAGTAATAGTGGTGGCGGAGGTAATCCCAATGGTATGATTGCATTTTGGGATACAACACATAGTCGTTGGAGTTACATCCACGATAACAGTGCAGTATAATGGAATTCACACTTAAACAAATAAGCTGGATAGTCATCGGGTCATTAGGACTCGGTGGCACCGGCTATATGACTATGAATACCAAAATAGACGAACTAGCAATCAAAGTAGCAGTTGTACATAATCAAATGGATAATCAAAACAAGATGTTAGAGCGTATAGAAAATAAACTAAATACAATACAAGGTAAATAAAATGGAAACACTAATAGAAGCAATGAAGCGTTTGTTTGCAACGAACTATCAATATTATGTCAAGGCGCACGGCTATCACGTGAATGTAGTAGGACCTGACTTTGTCCAATATCATCAACTATTCAGTGATGTATATACGTTTGCTGATGAAGCCACAGATACTATTCCTGAACATATTCGTGTGTTGGGTGCTATAGCACCATTCAGCCTAAAACGTATTATGGAACTTGGATCTATTGAAGATGGCAAAGAACGTCCAACAGCATTGGTAATGGTTAGTGAGTTACTAGCAGACAGTCAGATTGTAATGGACCATTATGAAGAATGTCACGATCTTGCAATGGAAGATAAATGTTATGGATTGGTCAACTTCATCGAAGGTCAGATGGATGACTTAGGTAAACTTATGTGGAAGCTTCGTAGCACTACAGAATAAAATCACGTTCATTTACTTTCGTGATAAATAGTATGTGTAAAGAGACAAAACCTGAATTGCATAATCAGTTATCCTAAACATTTTATCCTGCCCGATGAATGTTCCTTTATTGTCTCTTTACATTTTGTTTAGTTCATAATAATAAGAAGTTCGTTTCCCTTCAAAGCCCCTGGAGTTTTTAGTCATTCTCCCTGGGGCTTTCTTTTATCCTAAATCAGAATATTCACCAAGTATCCAATCACATCGATTAGTTTCGATAAACACTTCTCGTTCGTCAGTAGTTAGTATGTGGCATATTTCGTGCTCACGGTTTTTTACCCAATCATATCCCTGCAAGAATAGATATACCTCATAGTTATTCCATAAGTTGAATAACTCGTCACGCATTTGTTGCTGGCTTTTTAGATATTTGTATTTGGTCATAGAGTATTTACTATATGTAGTATATGTTGTAATAAAACAACAGAAATTAGAGTTTGTACTCTAAAATGAGTATTTTACCCATAAACGCTTGATACTAAATAAACTATCTGCTACACTGATATTGTTCAGTCGAAATAAGTCGATTGAATATTCTTTATATTATGAAAGACAAAAAATGACTGATAAACTATATAATGTTGCGGGAATAGCGACAGATTCTAAAGGTAATACAAAAGTTCGCTATGCGAATAATTTACAAACAAGAACAAAAGTGTTGTTAAAAAACAACTTTACAAACATAAAACTAATACAACTTGACGATAGTTACGAAAAGTATGAAATCGCTCAAATATTACTGAATATGACTGAATTCAGTGAATATAATAGTATTATAGCACAAGAAGCTGATAAAATCAATAGAATTGAACAGAATTATTCAGTAAAAATGCAAAAAAAGCAACGTAAGTTAGCACTTGCTAACATAACAGCAGAAGATGTATTAGATGCAATCAAATAATGTTGTAATAATACAACAGCACAGATTTGACGATAAATCAAGTCTGTGTTACACTACTTGTATCAAATCAATAAACGGAGTAAAAAATGACTAATCAAGAAATCTATGAATATCTTATCGTAACACTTGAAACTGAACTTAAATATCGTGATTGGGTAGAGTTTGCTACTGAGTTAGAGTTTGACCCTAGCTTTGAAGCATATGAAAGTTTTTGTGTTTTTGTAGAAGAAACAGTGTAATGACTACACTATCTAATATTGAAATACAACTGCTTGATAACTATGTTATTAGTAATAACTTTACAGAGTTCAGTGAAGCGCACTTTTTTAGTGCGTTAGCTGATATCGTTCCATCTTGGCGATTAGAACAGATCGCAGGACAAGATCGTATGTATGAGTTAGTAATAACTGACGCATACACAGATTATATCAATCAACTAATCGATGATAAAAAAGATTAGATGTTATAACTATGAAAGATTACTTACTATGCTCAACATAAAAAAGCATAGTAAAGAACACAATGATTTTATAGTAATGATTACAGGTTGGAACTGTTTTATATTTCAGCCACCATTCATAAAAGCAACTAATGGTCCAACAAGACGTCCAGAGTTTTACATTTCTTATTGTAAAGAACTGGATGAATATGTTGCGCCATATCAAACAATCGCACGACTAAAAGACACATTCGTTGCGAAAATACAATATAGAGAATGTCTAATGGACGATAAGATAGAAGTCAATGAAAATGGCAAACTTGGCACTACAAATGGACTTTTTACATTCTACTAAAATATTTTACAGACACACAACAAGTATAAATACATTATACGTTATTATTGAACTTTTGACGTATAACGACACTCCTAAATGTCACCGAAGTCCCCCGTTTAGCGGCGGGGGCTTCATCTTACCGCTAATAAGAGACAAGGAGCTGTTCAACATTATAGGAGAATATTATGAACAAAGATTTAGCATTGGTGAATATTATGAGCCTTCATCAGGAATTGATGAACGCAACAGAAATGAATGAGATGTATTGCAATCAGAATGATTTGCATATGAGTGAGTTATGGTTAGAGCAAATGGATCTAATTGTAGATGAGATGAAACAACTGGGAGGAGACAAATGAGAGAAGAAATACTAAAATGTATTAGTAAAGGTGGTGTTAGTTTTGTAGAACTATCACGTGAAGTTCCAGGATTTGTTGGTGACTATCAATATGGAAACAGTCATAACTGGATCTATTGGTCAAACATATCAGAAGAAGCGGCACAGACATTAAAGCAACTAAAAGATGAAAACATCATTGATGCTACACCTTGCGAACCACTGATTTATATGGTAGATGGTGGTTATCTACCACTACCGTTAGTTAAATCTAATAGAACATATAAAAAACCTCACTGGATTCCAATGACTTGGAGTTTGGTAAAATGAAATTGAGTATTCACACTGATATTATAGGTAAGCCTCTTAGGTATGAACGACCTGATAAAAGTGCTTATTTCACTGTTGATGGTAAAATAATCAATCAAGGATATGGTTGGACAAACATCGAAGTAGATACTTGGTATGATGCGTTCGAACTTATCACAACTGATGGGTATGCTACAAGTAGCGAATTAAGTTCGGATCACAGAACAGAAGAAAACTATATCAGCAGACAAATCTGTATGGTAGATATTGATGATGGAATGACGATACAAGAACTATTCGATGATGATTTCTACAATGAGTTTGGTGCGGGCTTTTATACAACAGCAAGACATACTAATGAGGCACACAGATTCAGAATAATGTTCGTATTAGAAGAACCAGAAACTGATGCATTAAGAATGCGTAAAATCATACGTGGATTACTAACAACATACGAAGCAGGTGATATAAACTGCAAAGACGCAAGCAGAATATATTATGG